CAATGATGCAGCGCGCTGGGTTCTTGCCGGCCAACTGGTTACGTTCGCGGCGAGCAAGCATACCCAGCTGGATGACCAGGTCCTGCATGAGAAGAGGCTCAAGCGTATCCGCGTGGACGAAGCCAGAAGAGTGACAGCCGATGCATTCGAGTTGATGAAACACACCCTGGATCAGGCCAGCACCACAGCAGGAGGGGCACTCGGTCATTGGGATCAGGCTACGCACAAAAGCGGGGCCACTGCTCTTTTTCATCATTTTTAAACCTCGCCTTTTATGGTTTCTGGATTTGGCTAGAGGCCGCGCCATTCAAGGCCTCGGCGTCATTGTGCGAATTTCCGTTTCTAGTCATGGTCGAGCGGTGAATGAGGTTGAAACCCTTCCCGTCTAACCAGTCGTGCCACTTGTTCAATGCCTCGCGCTTGAGCAGTTCCGCCGAGGTATGGATGTAGGTCTGCACGTTGCGAGTCATCGTGTGGTTCACCAGCATCTCGCCAATGAGGAAGTCGACACCCAGGTCGGTCCAGCCAGTGCGGGCAACCTTGCGCAGGTCGTGGCTCGTCCACTCACCCTTGCCCAGGCGGGTGAACACGGCACAGGCCTGGCTGTCACTCATTGGGCCACGGACACGGGCAGGGAATAGGTAGATGCCCTTGTAGCCCTTGGACGACTGCCAGTCCCGGTACCGCTCCAGCAAGGCACACACCTGGTGGGTAAGTGGGAGGTGATGCTCGCAACGGGTCTTGGTGTTCTCGGTGGGGATGAACCATTCGCCCTGCTCACCCAGAGTCAGGTGGGACCACTGGGCTTGCCGAGTCTCCCCAGCGCGGGTGCCGTGGCACAGCATCATCAGCGCCAGCATGCAGTCTTGGGGGTGCTGGTCGAACGCGGCGGCCAGTTGCCCGATCACTTCCTCGAGCTGGACGGCTCGCAGGCGCGATGGCTTTGGCTGAATGCGGGCCTTGGTGAAGTCGGTGAACTTGAACCCGGCGACGGGGTTGGCAGTGATCAGCCGCAATTTCTCCGCCTGACGGAAGGCGACGACCAGCACGCCCCACATCAACCGGACGTAGGACAGCGACATTTCAGCCTGCATCGGCCACATGACCAGCTTGTCGAGCGTTGACCGGTCAACATCCTCCACCACCAGTGTGCCAAGGCGTGGCTTCAGGTGGCAGGAGATGATCGAGGTATTGGTAGAACGGCGCTTGGCTGACAGGCTCCGGTCCACGGCCTGGCGGGCGGCGAACCAGTCGAGCAGCTCGCCGACAGTCTGCAAGGTGCCAGCGGCGGCCGAGGCCTTTGGATCAGCGGCCAGACGCTCGCGGATCTTCGGCAACGCGACGATCAACCCCTTCACCGGCAGCTGAGGAAACCCAGCGATCTTGTCCCACTTACCGCTCGACACTAAGTACCAGGTACCGCGCTCGCGGTTTTGATGGAAACGGAAGTACACGCCCGGGTACCGAGCGTCGCGCAGGTCACGCACTGCGCTGTTGCTGGCCTGGCGACGGATCTCCGCATCGGTAAACGAAGTGAGCATTGTTTGGGTCATGCGGCTGCCTTGGTCTGAGGTTGGAGAAGGTAGGCCCGGATCGCCTCGATGGCGTCGAAGTGCCCGCGGCAAACGATGGCCAGGTAACCCTGATCGGTCAGCGCCTGGAGGTAAGCGTCCTGGGCCGGGGAAACGGCGGCGTCATGCGGAGCTGTGGCCTTGAACTCGATGTACAGGCCGAAGTACCCGCCGCGGGCCATCGGCAACACAAGGTGGGGAACACCAGCCTTCACGCCCTGCTCTTTCAGCTTGATCGCCACCAGCTTGTGCCGGTGACCACCGTTCGGGACGTGGTAGATCAGCTTCGCGGCGGCCGGGTAGCGCAGGCTTATTTCCTTGATCAGGGCGGCCTGTTCCAGTCCCTCCCGGTCGATGGACTTGGCGCGCACTGGCTTCGCGATGAACGGCTTCAAAGTTTCACCTTCCCTTCACGGATCAGGATGTCCTGAGTACGCATGACGCCCTCGGCCAGGTAGAGGCGAACTTCATCACGGCTCAGCTGCACCGGTGCGCGCAGGCGTCCGTCGGCGACGTCGTGGCAGTAGCCGCAGGCCCAGGCAGCCTGGAAATCGTTCGGCTTCACGCCCATGCCGCAGGTTCCACCCAAACGGTAGTGCGCAAGAACCGTGGTGGACGGCTCGCAGGAGCAGCCCGGAAAACGGACCTGGCAAGCGCGGTCACGCGCAGCGTTGGTGAGCTTGCTCATTGGGAGCAACCCGCAAGCTTGGCGCGGAGCTCGGCCAAAGCTCCCCTCCCCACTTCTGGGGTGATTCGCCCATCAACCTTGGCCGGCAACGCCTTGGGCATGGGCTGAAGCGGTAATCCATCAAGAAGACGGCGAGTTGTTATCGTGTAGTTACGCTCGAACAACTTGAGGCTGAGTGCAGTGTCGAGCTTGTTCAGGCTCTCAAACCCGCACTCTTTGGCCGTGTGCCATACCGCGTCGTGAGACCACTTTCCCTGGCCGGCCATGCTCGGGTGAGCATTTCGCACGGCTTCGCGGTGAGCAGCCGCAAGCGATGGCAAACCGAGCATTTCGGGCGACGGCTTGCACCATTCGATGAATTGCCCCGGGCTCGGGATGAAATCGGATACCTGTTTGCGGGCCTTGATCATGCCGAACTCGATCTGTCCCTGAGTGCGGATGCCTTCGTCAAGGAACGCCTGCATCCACTGGACCTTGGCTGCGCGATAGGTCTCCTTATCGGGCCATGCTTGGCGCCAGGCTGAGCGGATCAGGCGAAGCTCAGTGAACAGGTCGTTGATGGCAGACGCCATTTGGCGACGGCCTTCGTCCTGCGGCACAGCGCTCTCGTCTGCTGAGATAAATTCGCCGGCCTTTGGGTTGGCCCAAAGGCCCTGGGTCATTGCGGATACTTGCTTCATCACGATTGCACCCCGTTCTGCCAGTCCGTGCTGTCGTCATCGAATTCAGATGCAGGCGCGGGTTTCGGACGAAACGGAGTGACGTTGCTGGCCGCAGCGCGGGCTTTGTCGTTGTTCACCCACTTGACCAGCATGCTCACCCATTCGGCCTGGGTGTTAACCTGGTGCTGAGGCTCGTAGTGGGCGGTGAAGGCCACTCTCGACTCTTCGGTAAATAGCTCCAGTGCAAGGCCTCGGTGCAGCGCATACGTTTTCAGCAACTTCTGGTCCGGCACCCAGTCGAGAGTCATCTCGCTTGGCATGCGAGGGTCGACCGGCTCGGGCGCAGAGAGAGGGTTTTGATCTTCTCTTCTCTTCTCTTCTTTAGGTAACGCACCGCTAACGCTCGAAGCGTTACTTTTACCGTTAGCTGCCTTGTGGTTTGCCACACGCTTTGCCGTGAGAAGCCTGTTTTTAGCGGTCTTGCCGTTATGTCGGTCGAAGTGGGGAAGGCTGATGACACCGTCCAGCTCGATCATCCAGGCAACCGATTTCATGTGTTCGCAGAAACCGATAACGCCAACCAGACGATCCAGTAACTTTTTGCTAACGCTAGGAGCGTTACCGTTTTCGGTTTGTTGGTCGAACCAGCCCCATACGCGCATCAGCTTTCCGACCACAGCATCTGGGTCGATATCTGCCAGGTCCGCGATCTGGCAGACCTCGGGCTTGTCCAGGGTGGTGAGTTCGAATTTGATCCAGTCGCCGGCCATTACGCGGCCTCCTGCAGAAGTTCAGCGAGGCGTGTCAGCCCCTTTGGAGTGATCATTGGGTCGAAGGCCGCGCGGTCGATACCGGTCTCGGGGTCAGGCTTCAACGCAGTAACCTTGTGGGTCATGTACCCGGACGTTATGCGCGGCTGGTACGCAACCCAGCGTTTGCACCCATGGCGGCGGAATATCCAGCGATTCTGTTCGAGCCATGCAAAGAGCCGAGATGGTGCAATGCCAAGCTGTTTGGCCGCGTCAGTGATGCAGATAGCTCCACCAGCGGCGGCCAAACGCTTGATAGCCGCAACCTTTGGCGCCTGGACTGAAACGAGGCGTTGAAGCTCACCGTTCTTTTCGGCCAGGTCAGCCGCGAGACGCAGTGCGTCCGGGAGGGTTTGAGGAATAACTACGTGTCGCGACACGCTTTCAAGTTCGCCAAGGCGTGTCACGACACGATGACGGAGCGGAATGCTGTAGCCGGTCAGTAGGGTTTCA